TTTCATTTGATATAATTTAATTTAATTAATAAAAAGGAGTCTCTTTGAAGAGACCCCCTTTTTCTTTGGTTAGTATTCCTAATCTTGAAAGATAAAGAAGTTGTTTGCACCTAAAGTACAAACTGCTCTTTCACTCAAGAAGTTTACTTCCATTGCATCTAAGTCAGATGTTCTTGCTCCACCAGCTGAACCAGTAATCCAAGTTTTGTAACGTCTGTCCTCAGTTTCAGAAGCTCTATATCTTACGTGTAAGAATGGTCTCTTAGCATTTTTACCAAGAACTTGGTCATAAACAGTTGTAGAACCTGCAGGTACTAACAATCCGTTAATGCTTCCTGTACCATCAACTCCACCTCTCATAGTTGGGTCGTTTAAGTACTTCCAGTCAGTCTTGTAAAAGTCATAACCTCTACGGAATCCTGTAAATCCTAAATTCAATGCCATGTCTTTGTCATTGTCAAAAAGACCATAAGAAGTTCCACCTGCTCCATAAGAGTTTTGAGCTGCTAACATATCATCGATGTCAAATCCAAAGTCTCTGTTTAAGAAAATAACATTTTCCTCAATAGAACCTTGCTTATCTAAACGTGAAATCATTGCGTCAAAGTCTGCTAAAGCATTAGGATTTCCTCCTGCCCAAACATTTCCTCTTTGTTGTACTACATAGAATACACCTTCAGAACCTTTATCACCTACTTGGTCAGAAGTAGTTTGTGCTTTCACACCAGAACCAGCTTCTGCAGGTACTGCTTCAATCATTGCAGTCTCTAAATAATCCGATTTGAGCCATATCAGAACCTGACACTGCATACTTATCTTTGATGATAATTGGAGTGTTCTCAAAAATGAAATCATCAGATTCTAATGAACCTTGCATTCCGTTTGTTCCTTTCTTAAATTCAGAACCATAAATGAAAACACTTGCATCAGCATTTCCTAGTCCTGTACCACCTGTATATCCTGCAGCATCATAAAACGCAACAGTAAATTGGCTATTCGCAAGGTCTACTGCTATAACAATAGCTTTAAACTCACCTGAACCATCGTTGTTTACAACAACAACTGTTTGACCAACTCTAATTGCAATTTGAACTGTTGCACCAGAACCTGGTTGTACAGTTGAACCTGCTGGGTTAAGTACGTCATTTACTTGGAAAACTGCTTCTCCACCTGCTACTACTGCTGCAGTACCACAATCAACATACTTCGTGTGTAATCTTCCTTGCTCTGCCCATTTGATAAGGTCTGAGTTAGAAGGCATTTCTGCTCCTACCATTCTAATGAATGAGGAGATTGTTCTGTTACCATAACGCTCGAATTCTTTTTCGTAAGTGTCTGGTAAGTACTGATTCAAAAAGTTGAAGTCAGTAATGTAATTTGATGCCAATGGTGTTTGATGCGAACTTGGTTGCAAATCAAAACCTGGCGTTGCTTGGACTGAACCTGCCATAATTTTTATTTTTTAAATTAATTTTTATTTTTAATACTTTTTATTTTAAGTCCTCTGCTGCTATTGCTGCTTATAGACTTGAATTGTGTTCCTCCCTTACTAGTCACTTCAGGTGTTCTTCGCTCTGACATATTAATATTTTTTGTCTTACGCATCACATCTTCTGTGGCATTAGCTTTACCTTGCTCATAAAAGAACTTAGCAAACTTTTCAGGATTCTGTGCAATTGCTACACTCCTATGAAAACCTTTAGAGTCTTCTAAAAGACCATCATCATCTAAATACTTGGATGCCCAACTACCTGGATTTAATGCGCTCTTTTTTAAATCTTCTAAACTACCTGGAGAAAATGTTATTGTTTCTTCACCTACATTAAATTCAAAACCTTTGAACTCAGGTGTAAATACTTCTAACGTTTTTGAGTCATACAACTCTTTCTGCCTAGCAGTCTTTTCTTCATAAGACTTTGCTTCTGCGATGTATTGCTTATAGCCTTCCATTTCTTCTTTGGATACATTTGAATCTTGCGTTCCCCTTGACTCAAGTGGTTGCTTGTACTTCTCTTGCATTCCTTTGAAATAATCTTTTGCTTTAGCAATAGCTTTTTTCTTCTTTAACTTAATCTTTTTTACATCTGCATCCTCATCTAAATCTTCATCAAAAGAATAATCATCCATTAAGGTTTCAATATCCTCTTCATCAAGACCATCTTCGGTAGCACGTAAATAATCTCTAAGTAAAGAATCAGGATTAGATTCATCATAGTTTTTTTGTAATTGTACAAAATCTTCGATTCCTCTACCTGTATCTTTTTTATATTTAAAGTAAGCAGCAACATCTGCAGGTAATTCTTCCTGCGTCTCTCGCTCACTCATCAATTCATCAAATGAACTGATTTCTTTATTATATCTTTTACCAATATATGAAAGAACGTTTTCATCATTTAACTCAATAGCTTTTGGCTTTTTTCTTCACCTAATGTTACTTCTTTTACTTTGATTTCCATATGATTAAATTTAATTATTACAAAGATAGTAAAATTTCAATACCGTTTTTTTACTTATCTTGGATTGAATTCAGCTAAATCAAACCCATCTAAACTGTCTTCATTAGATTCAAAGTTTACTGGTGGTAAATTATTTTTTCTTTGTTGGATTAATTTTGATTGCTCTGTATTTGCTTGACTAATTCTTTTAGACTTAGATTCTTCTCTTTGAGATTCTCTTTGAGATAATGATTGAGCCTCAATACCTCTTAACTGCAAGTTGTAATTAAATTCTTCTTGCATTAACTTGCTTTTAAGAACGGCTTCATTATTTTGTTTTTCAATTTCAAAAGCTATTTCAGCTTGCTTTAACTGCATTTTTCCTTGTATCTCAGCTTGTTGTCTTTGCATTTCAATTTGCGATTTCATTTCTTGAGACTTTAAAGCTTGTTGAGCTTGCATAGCTTGTTGCTGCATAACTTGTTGTTGCTGCTGCTCTTGTAATGCTTTACGTTTTACTTTAAGTAATTGGTTAGCAAGTTTAATATTTTTTATTTCTCGTATATCAATAGCATCTTCTAAGTTTATATCTCCCTTAGATAATGCCATTTGTATGTTGGCTTCTAACTGAGCTTTCTGCTCTTCGTCTGGAGCTATTTCAATAAATACACCAAAGTCATAAATATACAAGTCTTTTATATCTTCAAGAATACTAATATTGTATTTACCAATTGAGTTTATAAAGTCATCTTTAAAGTCTGCATACTGAAGTATATCTGCAACTCTATATGTTATAGCTTCTGCTAATGTTCTATAAATATAAAGTGAACCATCTAGTATATGTCTAGTAGCTACATTTGAATTTAATGCTGCTAATTTTTGTAAACCAACTAAAGAGTTAGGATCAGGAGAAGAAGCGTCTCTAGCCTCATTTAATCCTGTAACCTGCCTAATCATTCCTAAATAATGATTATAATTAGCAATAAGCATTTGTGTTTTGCTTGCACCAGAACTTGATTGTAGTTCTTTAATTGGAACTTTACCTTGATTATAATCTCCATCTTGAGTATAACTTCTACCGATAACCGAACCTGTTTGAAAGTACAACCTCAAAGCATCTTCAGGGTTATAAGCGTCTCCTGTTCCAAGGTCTACTTCATTTAATCCATCAGCATCAATATACACACCATCAGGGACAACCCTTGAAATAACTTGTTGTAGTTTTAAGTGTGTAATTTGTATTAAGTCAGCAAACGGAATCATTCTTCTAGTTAAAGACTCAATAACTCCTTTATACATTCTTGGAGCTACTGCAACATAATTTGGTAATGCGTGTTGTTGAGATGATTTAGGTCTTACCATATTCTCAGCAAGCTCCCACTTGAGTAATATGTTAGTACCCATAACCATAATACCATCATACCAAACATCTATAGTTTTTTCTATTTTTTCAAACCTTCCTTCCTCCATCATTTCTAAAGGTGGATTAAATTGGTCATCTTTTTCTATAACCTTAGTGCCTCCATTTTCTAGTATTTTCTTTTTATACACAACCTTTTTAGTAGTCTTGTAGTTAAAATACATTAAGGTAACAGTGTCTCTATAAAAAATATCATTCTCATAAAACTGAGCCACATTATAATAATCATACCAACTTTGAGAATACTTTGATATTTCTTCTAAATCATCTTTAGTTAAAGATTGGTCAATTTTCATTAACTCAGTAATTGGAAGGGTTTTAATTTCTCCCCAATAAAAACAATCTTTAAAGTGTGGGTCTTCTGTATAACTGTATACAATGTTTGCAGGGTCTACATATTTAAGCTCAACTCCTGCTCCTGGCAAAAACTCATGTTTTGTACAACCAATACCTAAAACAGTTAAATCGTAATCAACCCTTTTTCTAACATCGTTGTAATGGTTCTCTGCAAAAATTGTGTTTATAGCTTCTTCTTCAGCAATCTCTATAGCAGGCTTATATTTAAGCTGCATATATAAGTTTAACTCCTCGTCAGTTTGAGGAAGGTCATCAGGATTCATTATAAAAGGATCAGCTCCTGTTTCTTTTTGTACAATTTCAAGTATATCTTTTGCAGCTGCTTGACCTTGTATTATATCTTGATACTTACTTCTCTTAGATTGAGACATTGCATCTTCTGCATACACCTTAACATCAAACAACCTATCGTTCATTCCGTTAACAACAACATCTACAAACTTTGGTATAATTGGAACTGGTGTCCAATCTAAGTTTAAGTAACTTAAATCACCATCAACCGCAAGTTCATTTTTATACTTAGCAACCGACTGTTCACCTCTAGCATAAAGGCGTAGCCTATAGAAATCTCTCCATTGATTATAATATCTACATTGATTTCCATCTTTCTTAAACCATTCATATTGAATAGCTTGACCTATTTGTAAGCCAAATTCATCTGAAGCTTTTTCGCTATCAGAAACAAACTGACTTGGAAACCCAACAGAAGAAACATTTATTTTTACGTCTTTCATTTATCTAATTATTTCACTACGACTTCCTTTATTGTTGTATCTAGCAAAGTTAACAATAATATTTGATTGTTTTTTTACAGGCTGATATAAGTGTCTTTGGCAAGCCATTATAGCTAAACCTGAACTAATAGAGGCATCAAACTTAGTTCTATTGCTTATGTCAAACTTTGCCCAATCTTCTAAAGTTCTACCAAAGGGCATATAACCCATCTCATCAGGACTTACTAAACCTACATAAGATTCAATATAAGACTCAATAGCAGCTGCGTGAGCTTGCTTTACCGCTTCGCTTGAGTTAGGTATACCCCCAAGCTCCTTCTCTGTCTTAGAGAGCTTGTGTTTAAGTTTGTCTGGTCTATTAATACTATAACCTCTATAACCTCTATTTTTAAAATGATACAGTAAACGAGGCTTATTGTTTTCTACTAATATAGGCATACCATAAAATACACAAGCCATCAATACTTCTTCAAAAAATATTTCTGCAGTCTGAGGTCTAGCTACATACTCTAAGAAAAACTGATTACTAGGAGCGTCATCCATATTAAACTTTGTAACTCCGTGTAAAGCACCGTTAGATGCTCCACCTCCTACTGTTCCAGATATGTCATAACTATCACAACCAAAAGCACCAAGATGTTCGTTTGCAGGAAAAAAATCTCCTCTATGATTTTTCCTATACCTGTTCTGCATATTTTTTTTTGGAATCCAACTAACAAAAAACCTTCCCCTTGTATTTGGAGTCCATATAACCTCTGTGTCTTTTATTCCATTCTTCCAAGAAAAAGAACCTCTAGTAACGTGATGCTCTTTTATTAAAGAATCATTATAATCAATCTGTTGATATATACGTGTAAGGTTAAACAAAGACTGCTTACTTTCATCTCTAAATGCGTGTGATTCAGTTCTAGGAAACTGTCTGTAAAATTCATTTAATGCATCAGCATCATTCTTTAAACTTTCAACTTCATTGTTCCAGTAATCAATAACATCCTCCATAGGCATCCCATACTCATCAATATATCCTTCAAAGTTCCACTCCATTGGTATAAACAAAGAATACAACCCACTTTTGGTTTGACCATTATTACTTCTTTCATGTGGATTAGAGTCATAATACAGTTTTTTAAACTCTTCACCACCCTTATTTAATGCATTTGATGTTGAACCCATCAT